ATCGAATTTCTATGAACCATGGCGTAAAGCTTCACATTCACCAAGCAAAGTATTAGGGTATTATTAGGGCAAAAAAAATGGCAGAAAATAACAAGAAAAAAAGAAAAAGAACTCTTCGTGGTCCAAGATCGCCAAAAGAAACAAAAGTATTCAAAAAAAATTGGATTAAATTGATTGGTTTAATTATCAATAGAGATAATTTCCATGATTGCCATTTAGACCACTTAGAAGTTTTATGTGATCTTTACCAGGACTACCAAGACCTATCAGAAAAAATTAGAGAAAATGGTTGGTGCGTAGAAAGTGAAGGTAGGCATGGAACTCAGAAAAAACTAAACCCCGAAGTCTCGCAAAGAAATCATGTAGTTCAAGAAATAAGACACTATTCTAAGATACTAAAATTGGAAATATCAGATGTAGCTAAAGAAGTTAGCGAAGGTAATTCGTGGGAATAAGCCAAGTCGTATTTGATAGCGAGAAATATCCCTTTACATGTATAGCAGTAAAATATGCTAATGATATTTTAGATGGAGTAATCCCATCATCTATTTATACGATTGGAGCATGTGAAAGATTTCTTAATGATCTTAAAAACCAAGCTGAAGATTGCACATTTTATTTCGATCCCGACAAATCAGAACGCTTCTTAAGATTAGGGCAAAAATTCAATCATGTTAAAGGAAACTGGAAAACCAAACACATTGTTTTTGAACCATGGCAATGTTTTGGGTTCTGCAACATATATGGATTTATAAGTAAGGCCACAGGCCAGCGGAGATTTAGATCGGTCCATTGGGAAGTGGCCAGAGGAAATGGTAAATCTGCTAAAGCATCTATCGTGGGACTATTTCACCTATCGTTAGAAAATCCTATTGGTAACGAAATCTATTCTGCGGCCCAAGGCCGTGACCAAGCAAGAATCATAATGGATTCGGCCAGAGCTATGGCCAAAGCCAATAAGGACTTTTTGAAAAACACAGGCACAGAAGTCCTGGCCCATCAAATTGTTCACGATGCTTCGAACTCTTTTTTCAGAGCATTATCATCAGACTCTAATACTCTAGATGGTTTACAACCTGCCTGTGCTTTGATTGATGAATTACATGCACATAAAAATCGAAGTGTTTATGACGTTATCGATTCTGCCATGTCGAAAAGAAACGACTCTTTATTATTTTCAATTACAACTGCAGGATTTAACACAACAGGGATTGGCCACAGCCAGTCAGCCTATGCAAAAAAAGTTTGTATGGGCGAAGCAATTGATGAATCTTTCTTTGGATTAATTTACACAATTGATAAAGATGATGACCCATTCGATCCAGAAGTATGGATTAAAGCAAACCCAAATTGGGGTGTTTCTGTTGACCCCATAAATTTTGAGGCAAAAGCTAATAAGGCAAAACAAAACCCAGAAGACGTTAATAACTTTATAGTCAAACATTTAAATGTTTGGACCAATGCCATGTCTCCCTTCTTTAGTGTGGACAAATATATCAAATGCAAACAAGACGTAAAAATAGAAGACTATAAAGGTGAGAAATGTTGGTTGGCCATCGATTTGGCATCTAAGATAGACTTAACCTCAATTGCTTATATTTTCAAGAAAGACAAGAAATATATAAAGTTTGTTAAAAACTTTATCCCAGAAGCCAGATTACGTGATTCAAAAAATAAAGACGCTTATGCTAAATATGTGGCTCAAGGTGAATTAATCGCGACAAAAGGCGAAGCAATTAATTATCCAGAACTCCAGGAATTAGTCTTGGCCGATGCACTTCTATACTCGATACAAGGCATCAACTATGATCCATGGAACGCATCAGAGTTTGCTCAGAGACTTTCTATGCAAAACTTAGACATGGTTGAATTCAGAATGTCTACAGGTAACTTATCGGAACCAATGAAAAGACTTGATGCAATAATAAGAACTAGTGATTTAATTCATGGTGGTTCTGATTTGATGGCGTGGTCATTTGGAAATGTTGTCGCAAAGTATGACGCAAATGACAATGTGTTCCCACGCAAAGAAGATGAAAACTTAAAGATCGATCCAGTAGTCGCTTCGATTATGGCATTGGCCGGATGGATGCAGGATGAAGAAAAAGAATCTGTTTACGAGAGTCGTGGCATCGTTATACTATAATCCTAACCCAAAAACTTTATTTTGTGGCCAACCTATATTAAAGTATATGTAGAGGTATTTATGACATTAATTAAAATCGCTGAATCAAGAAAGCCATTACAAATTAAAGCTAAAACTGAAACAGTCGCAGAATTAACAATCTATGATGATATTGGACAAGATGGATGGTTCTCTGCTTTTGGTGCTAAAGAATTAGATAAAGCTTTAAAAGAACTTGATACAGACAATCCAAATATAAAAGATTTACATGTGAGAATTAATTCTCCAGGAGGATCAGTATTCGAAGGTTATGTTATCTATAACCGACTAAAACAATACAAAGCAACCATTACAGTTTTTATTGATGGGATCGCAGCTTCGATTGCTTCAGTAATCGCAATGGCAGGCGATGAAGTAGTGATGGGCGAAGCTAGTCAACTAATGATCCATAAGCCATGGTCTTATACTGTTGGAAATGCCGGAGAACATGAAGATACTATTGAGCTTTTAGACAGATTAGAAGAACAATTAATTCAGGTTTATAGAAAGAAGACTGGAAAAGACAGTACAGAGTTAAGACAAATGCTTAAAAACGAAACTTGGATCAATCAGGATGAAGCTGTCGAAATGGGATTTGCGGACAGAGTTGCAAGTGATGATGAAACAATAAGAGTTGCTGCATCATTTAACCGTGACTGGATCACAAAGCAACCCAAGAATATGAATAGCACTTATGTGAAAAATAAAATATCATCTTTTAAAGATGAAGTAGAAGGATACCTAGCTCGTAACAAATAGCGCAGCGACCTTTATTAACCATTATTCTGAGGAGAATAAAATGAAAACCCTTGAAGAAATGAAAGCGCGAGTTACTGAGATTCTTGCGAAGTTAGGAGAGTTAAACCTAATCGAAAACCACAGCGATGAAGATGTTACAGAAGTTAATACTCTTTCTGAGGAATTCGAAGGCCTTAAAGCTAAAATTGAAACAAAAGAAAAATTGGAAGCTACTCTTGCTTCAGCTAATGTTAGCAACAGAAAAGTTAATCCTGCAAACCCTGATAAGCCTAGAATTGAAGTTATTGACCGTTTTGCCAAGACAGGCGGATTCGAAACTTATGGAAGTTTTGCAAAAGCTGTTGCTCAAAAATCAACTAGAGGCCTAGATGATAGACGTTTCCAAAACGCAATGTTTGAAGGAAATGGAGAAGATGGTGGACTATTAATTCCAAAAGAATTTATGTCTGAAATCCAAACAAAGTTTGATTCTCAAGAATCACTTCTTGCTAGAACAAACCAGTTTTCAATTAATGGTAATCACTTATCAATGCCAGTAGATGAAGAACAACCGTGGAATGGCGGAGTTCAAGCTTATTGGGTAGGCGAAGGTACACCATATACACAGTCAAAAGGTGTTATCAAAGATGCTGACTTTAAACTTAAGAAACTTGGTGCATTAGTAATTGCTAATGATGAAATCCTAGAAGATTCTGCAGCTATCGAATCTATGCTAAGAAAGAAGGCTCCGGCAGCAATGGTAGCAAAAGTTAATAACGCTATTGTTTCAGGTGACGGTGTTGCGAAACCAACAGGTTTCCTAAACTCAGCCTTCAAGTATTCAGTAGCGAAAGAAGTTGCACAAGCTGCAGATACTATTAACTTCCAAAACATTCTTAAAATGGATGCTAGAACTATTCCAGGCGGAAGTTATGTTTGGATTGTAGAAGTTGGTTGTAAAGAACAATTAAGAACTTTAGAAGATTCTAATGGTAACTTGATTTATCTAAACGGTGGACAGTTTGCAAATCTTTCTGCACCTGCTTTTGATACTCTTTACGGTAAGCCAGTAATTTACATGCCAAGTGCTGCAAGAGCATTAGGTGACGAAGGTGACATCTCTTTGGTTGATCTTTCTTATTACTACTCTTTAGTTAAGACAAATGGTATTCAATCTAGTTTCTCTACTCATTTATATTTTGACAGAGATCAGACTGCTTTTAAATTTACTATGAAACTTGATGGGCATTGTCCATTTAGCTCTCCGGTTCAGTCGGAACATGGTAACTTTGATATGTCAGGTTTTATTACTCTAGCTGAAAGAGCTTAATTTTAACTAAATAGGAGAATTATAATGAGTAAATTATTTTTAGAACAAAACGGTTGTAAATCTGCAGGAGCACCAAAAGATATTAACGCTTCAGCATTTGCAGGCGAAAGAATTAAGATGGATAAGGGTTATTCCCTTGCCATCGTTTGTAGACTTGGTGATTCAGTCGGTGCAACAGTTCAGTTTGATTTAGATCAACATGATGCTGCTGCTGCCGGAACATCCAAAGCTTTAGATATTCAGTCTAACTATTACCATAAGACTGATGCCGCAGCATCTTTTACAAAAGTTGATGTTAGAGCTGACGATGCTGTTTTATCTGACTCAGCCGATCTTTCTGCTGCACTAGCTGCCGATGAAGGAACTGTTGTTTTTCATGTAGAACCAGAACATCTAGATACTAATAACGATTTCGCTTACGTTTCTTTAAACATTGCTGATTCTACTGCAGCTAAAATTGCTTCAGTAACTTACTATGTTAAAGACATTAAAGTTGGAATGGGTTACGAACAATCTCTCTAAAAACTAAAGGGGCCTAACGGCCCCTTTTTATCGGAGTATCTTATGTCTAAAGTTACAGTTAGATTTCATAAACAATTTCAAACCACTGATAGAGTTTTTACTAAAGGCGACCACACTTTTGAAACAGATGATGAATCAAAAGGGTTTATTGATAGATGGACTAGACGCGGATGTGAAATTGTAGAAGCAACAGAAAAGAAAGAAGAAATAAAAGAAGAAAAGAAGGAAGAAAAGAAAGAAGAAAAAAAGAAGAAAAAGAAAAAGAAAGAAGAAAAGGCTGAAGAATGAGAATTTTTTCTAATCGGAAAAAATACAAAGAATCCCAACCAAGACATAATAGAAAACTAATCTCTATGTCTGGTGGGACAGTAATTCATGCTGACTCTGCGATGGAAGTATCTGCTTTTTATCGTGGAGTTATTTATATTTCTACCCAATTAGCGAAACTACCTTGGCAGGTTAAAAATAAAAACAACGAAGTATTATCCGCCACTAAAATAAATACGATAATCAATTTAGCCGCTAACCCAGAAGTTAATTCTATGATGCTTAGACTATTCCTAATACAGTCAGCATTAATTAATGGAAATGGTTATGCTGAAATAGAAAGAAATATTGCAGGAAAAGTTACAGCACTATGGCCAATACCACACCACGATGTTGATGTAACCAGACTCGATACTGGTGAATTAATATACAGAATTATTGGTGGTGGAAATGCAGGCGGAGATGTTTTTCTAAGAAAACACGAAATGTATCATGTCCGTAACTTTCACACTAAAGATGGAATAACCGGACTTGGTTTATTAGATTACGCTGCAGAAACTCTAGGTACAGCAAAAGGTGCTGACAAGTTTGCTAATTCATTATTTGCCACAGGCGGTATGCCTTCTGGAGTATTAAGTGTTGATGGTAAATTATCCCCAGAAGCAACAGCGAGAATAAAAGAATCTTGGGAGGCAGCACACTCAGGCAGAAAAACTGGTGGAACTGCAATCTTAGAAGAAGGCCTTAAGTATGAAGCAATTTCCCACGACCCTGCAGTTATGCAATTTCTTCAATCAAGACAATTTTCTGTATTAGAGATTGCTAGATTTTTAGGACTACCTCCTACTAAACTATTTGATGCGACTGCAGCAACATTTAACAATATTGAAAACGCCAACCTAGAAGTGGCAACAGATACTCTAGACGCATGGGCCAGGAACTTAGAAATAGAAGCTGATATAAAACTCCTATCTAATGGCCATGGCGGAAATAAAACAGAGTTTGATATGCAAGCTATTTTCCGTGGAGACATGGAAACGCGTGGTCAATATTTTACAAGCCAAATGCAAGCAGGAGCAATCACCCCTAATCAGATTAGAATAGCTGAAGGTAGAGCGCCTTATGATGGCGGAGACCGTTATTATATTGCGACTAATAATTTCACCCCTCAAGATAGAGTAGACGAAGTTATTTCAGCACAAATTAAACCCAAAGAAGTTCCTGAATCAAAAGAAGATGAAGTTGTAGCAAAATATTTAAGCAACAAGTAACTAAACTCGTAATAAGCGCAGTAGGTTATAGTGAAACATAGTGTAGTATTAGCAATTATCGATGCGCTTCTATCAGAGCGCTTTTCTAGTCTGGAATTACCTAAAGGTCCACGAGGATTTCGCGGTAAACCAGGACATGATTTTGTTCTTCAAGATCATATAGAGGAAGTTACCGAATTAATTGGTGTCTTATTTGACGGTAACAAAGAAAGTTTCAAATTAAATTTCAATGATCTAACTCCAGAAGATAAAGAAGAATTAACATTAAAATTTGAATCACTTTCTATAGAAGAGATTAAATCTCTTCGAGGGCCACGAGGTCAAAAAGGTAAATCAGGTAGATTTGTATTCGAAGATCACCAATACGATATTGATTTACTATTACAAGATTATATAAAAACTCTAGATTTAAATCTTAAATATGAAGACCTAAAGCCAGAACAAAAAGAAGAATTAAAATTAACCTTTGATAAATTAACTACTTCAGAAAGAATAGAGATTAAAGGTGAGATAGGAGCGAAAGGTCCGCGTGGTAAGACTGGTATTGAAGGACTTTCTACTTATCAGATTTGGAGTCAATGTAATACTGGAACAGAACTAGATTTTCTCAACTCTTTAATTGGATTAACAGGCGAAAATGGCGAACGTGGAGACCAAGGCCCACGAGGGCAGAGAGGAAAAGTAGGTACTACTGGTAATTCTGCTTATCAAGTTTGGCTAGAAGATAATAAAGGCACAGAGGAAGATTATCGACTATCGATAATCGGACCTAAAGGTGAAATAGGAAATAGAGGCGCACGAGGTCCAGTAGGACCAATGGGTTTAAATGCTCCAAAAGCAAAAGATGGTAAAGACGGAATAGACGCACCTAGAATTGTAGATGTCGAATTAGAAAAAAGCGGCAAAGATAAAATCGCTTTCATATTTAAATTCTCTGATGGATCAGAAATAGAAACAGGTGATGTATCAATTCCCACAATACAACAATTAGCTTATTCAATTGTTTCCAGTGGCGGTGGCGGTGGCGGATTATCATCTATAAATGTTAGTGATGGTATAACCAATCTAGACACCGCAGAAATATTATTTAATGGTGCTACTGTCGTAAATAATGCAGGTGTTGCCGAAGTAACTATCGATACAAATTGCATAACTGCCGCTGATGAAGGCGCAACAATAACTAATTGTGTAAAAACTTTTGATTTTATTGGTGCTGATGTTACAGCAGAAACATGTACTACAATAGCTGACTGGCCAACGATGGCCGCCATAGACTTCATAGGAACATGGGAAGCAGTAAATCCTGGCCTTGTTAAAGTAAGAATCAATTCTAATGCTTTATTACCCGATGTTCCATGCGATGCTTCTGTTTATGTAACAGCCGCAGTAAAGATGGATGCTACAGGCACAGCATTAAATGCGCTGGCCGATTCTTTAGCAAACTCGAACGTAATTGGAATAGTCGAAAATAAACCAACACCAACAACCTGCGACATTAGAGTAGGGAACATTACCTTATCTGTTTTTGCAGGCTTAGATGTGACAAAACAATATTACTTATCAGCAATAACTCCAGGCGCTTTATTAACCACTATTCCTTTGAATTCTGGTGAGGTAATATTAAAAGTAGGGCAACCATTCAGCGGCACAGAATTACTCGTAGATCGCGGACAGGCAACAGTGAGGATATAATGGCTTTATCAGAACTAGAAATGAATAAAATATCTGAGAACAATTTAAAGATTGATAATATTACTCAATCTATCAAGATATTAAGGTTAGAATTGCAACTTGAAGGCTTGCAGAAAGAAGAAAAGATTAAAAATAAAATGATTGAACATGGTAATGCTACAGCAAAACGACTAACATATATTAATAAAATAAAAAAGGCGCATGGGATAAAAGCAGAAAAATTTGGATATGACCCACTCACAGGAGAGATAGACCATGACGACTAAATTTATAATTGTAGAATCAACAGGAGCGTACATAGAAACATTAGGTTACGCTTCCTCTGAATTTATTAACACAAGTGCAGGTGCAGGAGATTCAGGTAAACCTATTGTTTTAGATGCTGCAGGAAAAATCGCAGCTAACATGCTTGACCTAACTGCTATAGATCACGGAGGCCTTTCAGGATTAGCTGATGATGACCACACTCAATATTCATTAGCATCTGGTACAAGAGCATTTACAGGAAAAGTCTCATATAATTCACACCCTTCATTTACTACTGATACTGAACTTATTGATAAGAAATATGTAGATGACATTTTTCTTCAACTCGAATGGCAGGATTCAGTTTTAGATGCTGATACCTTAGACCCAACATCTTTAACTCCATCAACAGGAGATAGATATTTAATCAATGGAACTGGTGTAAACGGTTGGGCCGGTCAAGATAATAAGATAGCCGAATGGAATGGATCAGCTTGGATTTATACTACTCCTACGATTGGTATGAGAGTAGGTGCTGATGATGAACCAAATACAGCTTTCTATTTATATGGTGGTGCCACATGGCAAGCCAAGTCTGTTGAAGTAACAACAGCATCTACAGGACTTACTAAAGTAGTTAATGATATTAGACTTGATACATCTTCAGGTGGTGATGGTCTTGGATTTGCTGCAGGTGTTTTAAGTGTGAATGTAGATGATGCAACAATTGAAACTAATGCCGATACGCTTAGAGTAAAAGCAGATGGTATTAATGATACCCACATCGATTTTGGAACTGGAACAAATCAAGTAAGTGCATTAGATATTCCAATTGCCGATTCAGGCGCGTACACAACAGAAACAGAAGTTGAAGGCGCTCTCCAGGAACTTTATTTAAAAATTAAAGAAAGTGGAAATGAGTATACAAGTAACGGTGTTGCAATTGGCGATGTTTGTTATATCACATCAAACGACACTGTTGATAATTACTCAGTTATAACAACATTCCAAAAAGGTATTGGGCTAGCTTCAGCAACAGTAACAGCGACTAATCCAGTAAGAGTTTTAGCGAATGATACTAGACTTGATGGAATACTTTCAGGCGCAACGGCCGGAGATGTTTATTATTGGAATGGGACGACCCATATAAATTCAATCCCTACAACATCAAACGCTTATGTACTCCAAACAGGTGTAGCTATTAATGCTACAGATTTAGCTGTAGAAGTTAGACCAGTTAAAAAGAATAGCTAATGGTCAGTAAAGTAAAGGCCTTGATCGGTCAACGTGATTCAATAGAATTAGAGTCGGAAGAGATTAAACCCTCTTCCGATTTCTTAGCGACCAAAGGAATTTCTTTTGAATCTCTTGATACTCATTTAATAGAAAAGATCGGTGGGATAATAAAACAAACAATCCCTAGCCACACATGTAAACCGACCTATGTTAATGAGAACATATCATCGCTTGAAGTATTTAATGGATTCACTCAAACAACACCAAATAGAATAGCCAAGAATGATGTTTCATATACTAACGATTTAGTTACAAGTGAAGCTTTAAAGATTTACGATCCGGCAGATGGAACAACAGTTCTTAGGACAATCACGACTGCTTATACATATGTGAATGACTCAGTAACAAATATTCAAGTGAGTGAAATATGATTGGTGGAATCCTGAGACAAATTCAAGGTTGGGTAAAAATAAAAGGTGGAACGGATGGTTCTATAATTGGAAACACAGGCGATAGAATTAAAGTCGAATCTGCCTCAGACTTAAGTTCCGATTTTAAAGTAACTCAACTATATAATCAAAACATAACATTGAATGATATTACATATACAGACATTGCAACATTCACTGGAGTACATACAGTATCAGGCTTTATGGTTCAGTTTAATTCTAATTCTACATACACTCGTCTTGAAATAGATGGAGTAGAGATTTTCGATATATTAAACAGTGAACTTCAAGTTGTGAGTGATTGGGATAAAGCGGCCCAACCACCATTATATATTTCATGGAATAGTGGCACTAATGCTTTTTTCTTTACACCAAACTTTCCTATCACATCGACTAGTTCAATTAAGATTCAATCAAGAGCTTCAAATGGAACTGGCCAAGCTAAAAAATATATAAGTTCTTTAATACAGGTTAACTAATATGCAAATCCAAGAATCCCCATATAAGAAAAAAACTGTCGATGAAGGAAAGCTATATAAAAGAGTCCACGGAACCACTGTTGTTTGTACAGATGGTGCTAATACAATTGACTTCGACATAACATATTCTCATGTAAAAATAACCGAACTGGAAATAATGTGGGCACCAGAAGGTGTCACTGTAGACCTTTTAATTTTAGATGATGATTCAGGGACATATAGCACTATCCCTAATTATTTACTTAATCAATTTGCTTTTAACGCTAATGTAGCAAAAGATACTTATAGACATCATAGTACATATGATGCTGATCTTTATATCGGTATGACTATTAGTGTGGTTTTATATCTTCCTGTAGGCACAGCAAAAACAATAGGTATTAACTTTGGGTTAGACGAGGTTAAAACATGATATATGTAGGATTTTCGAGACCCATTAAATTTAAACTATTTTCATTCCTTATTAGAGTGTTCCAATATTGGTCAGCTTATTCTCATGCCTACATAAGGTTTTATGATGAGTACACAGAGAGATGGATCATATTTGAAGCATCGCATGGCGAAGTACATTTAATTACAGATAAGAATTGGTCGGGAAATAATATAAAAGTGAAAGAGGTTGGTTTTGATTTGTCAGACAAATACAGAAGAGAATTAATAAAATTCGCCATAGACAATCTCCAGAAACCATATTCAATAAAAAACATATTATCCATATTCATCAATAGAATCACTGGGTTCAGGATGTTCGCAGATGGCCCAAAAGCGTTTATATGCTCCGAGTTAATTGCCTTGGCATTAGACAATAAGATAACATTAAGGAAGCCATTAGATTTGGTAACACCTAAAGATTTATACGAGGCAGTAAGTCGTGGATAATAGAACATTAGAAATTCTTGGAGTTATTGTAGGATTATTGTTAGCCGCTAACGCATGGTATTTTAAAGACATTGTTAAGACACTTCAGGAAATCAGAATTGAACTGGCCAAATTATTAACCAAGCACGACAGTGTAGAAACAATGTGTTCAAGACATGATGAAGAATTAAGAGAACTTAAAGAAGACGATATTAGAAAACTAAGAGAAAGACTACATGCTCTAGAAGGTGGTCAGAAGCAAATCGCATCACACTTGGAGTTAGACCTATGACAATGCTAGTAAGCTTAATAGATATGAAAGCATATGTTAATGAATTAACAATAACGTATGACCAATTTTTAACAGATCAAATCACTATTATTTCTGATGCAATAGAAGGTTACTGTGGCCGTAAACTATTAACCGCTTCTTATACTCAGACATATGAGGCGCAAGACTATTCAGCATATGAAAGAAAACAATTATATCTTTTTCATTATCCTGTGACAGCAATTACTACGGTTAAGGAAATAGAAATACTCCCAACCGGAAATAATGAAACAACATTGACTGCTCCAGAAACTTTATTACATGGAGAGTCTGGTAAGATTAAACGTAAATCTACTTCAAATGTTTACATGAATTGGTTTACAGAATACGGTCATGCTTCACAGGTCGAAGTGGTTTACGATGCAGGTTTTGCAACAACACCAACACCAATAGAAGATGTTGTTTTTAATTTAGTATCTGAACGATATAACAAAAAGATCAATGGTATAGAAGTAGACTTTGGAAACAATGTGCAACGTATGGCAATTCCAGGAGTTATGTCTATCGACTTCGATTACACTCTTCAAGCTAACGAAAGAAAAAGTTCTTATGGAATGATTCTCGGAAACTATTTAAATGTCATTGACACATATAGAAGTGAACGTGGCGCGGTTAAACTTGTGAAGGAGAATTATGTCACATAGTTTTACTGCAGCTTTTCACACGATCATTGCTTTACAAGGTAGAGATACTTTAATTGAGCGAGATGCAGGTGCCACGACAGCGACTATCAAAGTCGCTAACTCTAGTTATTTTAGAAACTTTGGTGGTATTGAAGAGACCACAATAGAAGGAAAAGAATTTGTAGTAAGCCAAAGAGAGTTAACAGATAAAGGTTTCCCAAAACCTCAACGTGGTGACTTACTTGTAGATACTATTATGGGAAACAATTCAATAACAGAAGTAGTTGAGTTGATTATATTAGGCCGTCTTGTCGGATACAGATTGAGGACAGCATAATGGGCGCGTCTATCGAATATAAAGTTACTGAAGGAACTGGTAAAAATCAAATCACTTACAATCTAGTTGGAGACAAACGGGGGGAACAAACCCTTGAAGGTCTCGCTATAAATAATCAAAATGCAACATTTTCTATTGCACGAGAAGTATTAAAAGAAGAACAAGTAAAAGGTTTCCCTAAAAAGCCACGAGTAAGAACCGATGGTAGATTTGAAAAACCCGATACAAAAGTTTTGCCTTTTGGTCGAATCGAATACTATGCTCAATCAGATGTTGGTGTTGCGATTCTAGATATGTTCAGAAGACTTCACGAAAAATCTCCAATGGTCTCAGGACAATATCGAGAGCAAAATGTTCTCTACCATAATGGGTTAGAGCAGGCCAGGACTCCGGCAGGAGTAGCTTCTTTCGTTAAAGATATTGAATCTATTGGTGGTTTTAAACCAGGCGATGAATTAAGAATGGTCAATTTAAATCCATATGCAAGAAAACTGGAATATTACAGAGTAACCCAAGCGACTGTTGGTAGAAGAAAAGGCAAACAGAATAATAAAGGAAGAAAAAGATCCACAAAGACAGGGAACTTGTTGCCAAGCGGCACATATTATTTAACAGGCAGAGCAATTAAAAGACGTTATAGAGCAATCGCCAATTTTATTAACATAGGATTTATGAGAAGTGGTGATGGCGGCATAACTATTGGCCCTGTGGCCGGATCACATGGAAATAGAACTAGCTTCGAAAAAGATGGTAGGCCGTATCTTTATCCTTATATATCGATTAGACTTTCTGCAGAAGGAATTTTATGAGTAGTAAAGTAGTTAGAGATAGTTTTAATACTTGGATCGCTGCCAATTCTGCCGAAGCTAATATAGTTGACTTAACCGCTATGTATAAAGAACTTAACGAAACACTTACTGATGCAGGGATTACTAGAAACATCCCATGGGTAGGTTTACAATTTATCGGATCAAATGAAGAAGCTACTTCCCTTTATGCCAATAACACAAATGGTTGTTATCGGGAGTTTGGTTCTATATTTATTCATGTGGTGGATCGCGTCAAGTCTACTATTTATGATGATCTATTAACTAGGTGCGAGACACTAAGAAATCTTTTACGTGGCCAAAGAATTGATGATATAGTTGTACAAGGTGTAACGCCGCCAAACTTTGAAAGTGGTGCTACTTTACAGCTAGAAGCAGGTTATCAATCCGCTTCAATTACTATAAACTTTTATAGAGACAATAATTTGTAATAGGAGATAAAAATGAGTTCATCCAACCTTGTTAGGGTTACTGCCATTGAAGAAACAGTCTACGGAGTAACACCTGCTGCCGGAAACTTTGAAACCGTTAGGTTTAAGAGTGAAGGACTTTCTGGAACACCAGAAACAACAGAGTCCCAACAGATCAGAACTGACAGAATGGCATCAGGACAAATTGTTGTTGGCCTTACTGTTGGTGGTGAAACAAATCACGAATTAGCAAAAGAAGTTGTAGTAGATGATTTTATCGAATCAGCTATGTTCTCAACTTTCGCAGTCTCAGCACCCATTTCAGTAGACATGACTATTACAATTATCGGTCAAACAATTGATCGGGCCGCAGGTGACTTTGCCGCTGATGGAGTAGTAGTAGGAGACCTTTTAACATTAACAGATTTTACAAACGCAGAAAACAATACTCAAGTAATGGTTACTGAAGTTGTTTCTGCTACTCAGATTAGATATGCAGGACCGGACGATATGATTACAGAAGGGCCGACTGCAGGAACCGACTTTGAAGTTAATGATAAGATTGGTATTGGTCTTATTAAGAAATCTTTCTCAATGGAAAAGAAATTCTTAGACCTTACTACTAAAGGTATTAACTATAGAGGAATGATTGCTGCACAGATGTCATTAAATTTTGCCTATGGTGAAGTAGCAACAATGGCATTTACTTTTGCAGGAAACGATTACCAAGCTGTAGATACTGACCCAGAGCTAATGACTGATGGTAGAACTCTTAATGCCGCTGCCACTTCTAATTCATTAAATGGTTCTGTTGATATGCCTTTCCTTATTAATTCATCGACAGGAACATTAAACGAAACATCTTTTTGTATTCAATCAGTATCACTAACTCTTAATAACAATTTAACCCCACAAAAATGTATTGGTGAAACAGCTCCAGTAGATTATAGCGAAGGTACAGCCGCTATTGAAATATCAATCACAGCTTATCTGGCAGATGACTCGTGGTCATTGCTTGATAATAAATTATCACAAGTATCATTCTCTTTAGGTTTCTTAACTAAAAACACTGACGGATATTACGCATATTTTATGCCTGCCGTTCAAGTCTCTTTTGATGACCCTGCAAGTGGTGGCCAAAACCAAGACGTTTTAATCTCAATGACAGGCACCGCCAAAGTCGGGGATGCCGGAGAGTCAGCTTTAACTATTTATAAATCAACATAAAAAACATGATTCTGAAGGAAACTGTTTTGCCCCACTTTACTAGTGGGGTTTTTTTATTTAATATTAACAAACCGTGGAGGGCAACATGAAAACCAATTTGGATGGTCTATACAAGACCAATGTTAAAGAAGAAAAAGAAGGTATTTGGATGGAAGTTACTGATGGTGTAGCATTTCATTTAAGAAGATTTGGTGGTGGTAATTCAGATAGAGTCAAGCAATCTTTGGCCCGTCATCACAAGCCACATGCTAGACGCATCGAATCAGGAACCTTATCAGCCAAAAAAGAAAACGAAATCATGGCAATGGTTTTTGTTGACGCATGTTTAATCGATTGGAAGGGTGTAGAAGTTGATGGTAAAAAACAAGACTGCACAAAAGATAACGCGGTTAATTTCTTCACATCTCTTCCTGAACTACTAAATGATTTATTTGCTTACTCGACAGCTTCAGAGTCTTTTAAAGATGATCTGGAAGCTGTGGGAAACTCCTAGAGTCATGGATAGAGTGGTATCTTAAGTGGCATGAAAATCTAGACTTTTATTATGACAAGGTTGCACCCAAGGGAAAGGAAATAGAACCCGACCTTGGGCCTTTTGAAATATATAGAGATTGGTTTTTTGAACTAAATACATGCCGGAATAACATGCAAGCGGCACCAATTTCTTTTACTGACATCCATTACTTTGCTAGAATTAAAGAGGTAGATGATTTTAATGACTTCCTTTATCTGATTAGAAGACTAGACTATAAATACCTAGAGAAGAGTAAAAATGACTCAGCAAGTTCGGACAATAAGAGTAATTAACGTAGTTCAAGGCGACAAGGATATTAAAAAACTTGCGCGGAATTATGGCCAACTAAATAAAGGTGTCGCTAAAACATCTAAAACTCTTGATGTATTCAAACGCGCATTTCAATTATCTATTGCAGGTATTGGTATTAGAGGAATTATAAAAGCTGCCGACAGTTTTCAATTACTTCGAGACCGTATCAAAGTTTTTACTGGAAGTTCTGCAGCGGCAAATAAAGCATTTAAACAATTACAACAAGCTGCTAGATTTACCAGGACTTCTGTTGCTTCACTTGCAGAAGCATATAATAGAGTTGCATTATCTACAAAAGAATTAGGATTAAGTTCAGAACAAATTATCGCTGTAACCACAGCACTTCAACAAACCTTTAGATTGTCCGGTTCGACTACTGCAGAAGCCACGGCCTCTACCATTCAGTTGACACAGGGATTATCCGCAGGCGCATTAAGAGGTCAGGAACTACGTTCAGTATTAGAAGCCAACGCAACCTTTGCAGGATTACTTGCTGACGAATTAAAAATCACTAGAGGTCAATTAATCAAATTTGCGGAGAGTGGAAAAATTACAAGTGATGTTGTTTTAAATGCGCTTGGTAAAAACTTTAAAGATTTAAATAAAGATGCAGCACAACTTGGAACAACATTCCAACAAGCAGTTACAATTGGTTTGGATTCATTTAGAGATGCTATTGACAAGGTAAATCAAAAACTAGGTCTTAGTAGCAAATTTGCGACAGCTATACTTTTTATGGTAGATAATTTTAAAAAGTTTGCAATAGTTATTGGCGGTATATTAAGTGCAGGCCTTATTGTTAAATTAGGATCACAACTTGTAGCACTAGGTGTGGCAATTAAAGGTGGTGCCCTTTTAGCATTTATAAATCCTATCTCACTCTTAGTCGCAGCACTTGCTACTGCCGGAATATCGGTAGCCTTCTTAATAGATAAAATAAATAATCCTGGCCGGAACCAACTTGTTGAAGACATTGATAAAACCACCAAAAAAATAGCTAGTTTAAATAACCAATTAACAGAATTAAATGAAAGACGCGCTAAAATTGCTACAGATGCAGATAAGAAAACTTTCGACTTCTTTAATGTGAGAGGCGCAGGTACTTTATTGCAACAAATTAAAAGATTAACAGAAGACTTGGATGGTTTTAAGAAAAAACTAGCTGAACTTCCTCCTCCTGCAGAAGATTTTGGTAAAAAGATGGAAGACGCATTAGGCGATTTTGCTAAGAATACAAAAAAAGGAGTCGATGCGCTTGATCTTTTAAATTTCAAATTAAAAGAAGGGATTATAAACATTAATCAATATGATGATGCCGTGGCTAACATTAGATTAACTGAATTAAACAAAAAATTTAAAGAAGGTAAAATAGATATTGATGCCTACGCTGATGGTATGGTTAAAATAAATAACACCTTTGGTAATTTTCTCCCACTCTCTACAGGTGCAGAAATAGGACTTAGGAAAATAGGAAATTCAGCAGTCAATGTCGCAGCACAAATTGAAAGAGCGTTCGTCAAAACATTTAAAGTATTAGAAGATTCTATTTTAGATTTTACAAAAAAGGGAACATTTAATTTCGCTAAATTTACTCAAACAGTTCTAGATGAATTAGCTAGAATTATAATTAGAGCAACAATTATTGCTCCACTCGCCAGAGCGTTACAATTTGGTATCGGTACTTTATTCGCAGGTGGTGGACCTGCAAGTGCAGGCACAGGTGCCGCAGCAGCAAGTTCTTCTCAGTTTGGAGCAAATTCAGCTAATACCGTAAGCCCTACTTTCGCAAATGGTGGAGTCATTAATCAAGGTAGAGTTATCCCTTTCGCAAGTGGTGGTGTTGTCAGTAGCCCTACATCTTTTCCTTTGGCCGGAGGTAACACCGGACTTATGGGCGAAGCTGGCCCCGAGGGAATTCTTCCATTAATTAGACGAAACGGGAAACTTGGCGTTCAAGGTGGTGGCACTAATGTTCAAGTTAATATTATCAACAACACTTCTGCAGATATTGAATCTACTGAGACAGTCGGACCAGATGGTGAAAGAATGTTGGACTTAGTAATTACTAAGAAGATTAGAGAAAATATATCAAATGGTTTATTAGACAGAGACCTTAGTGAGAATTTTGGACTAAGAAGGAAAGGTAGATAATGGCCGAATTATTTCCTGTAGCTTTACAGGATAAATTTAACGAAACAGCCTTCTCTTATTTAATAGGTGAAACTTCTGTCAACAGTCAAGTAGCTGTAGGTATACCAAAAAGAAGACAGCGATATACTCAGTCAGTAGATAGTCTGAGTGGAACGGTTAATCTAGATTTAGATGATTGGAATATTTTAGAAACCTTTTATAAAACTACTTTATCTGGTGGATCGAAAACTTTTAATTATAACCATCCATTTACTCAGGTACTTACTGAATATAGATTTATTCAATCGCCTACATTGTCACCACTTGGAGGTAGATATTTTCGCGTTACCTTTAGATGGATTGAAATACCATGAGTCGGCAATTAACTAATAAACTTTTAGACGAACTTTATAATCAAGAAAGTTCTGACCCTCTCTTAATGTTAGTAGCTATTTCTAATCCTGCTTTCTCTACATTGTATTTAGTAAATAACACTGTCGATATTGTCAGTCGTGGTAATACTTATATCGCGCTTCCTTTAAAGATTACTCCTTCTGCCGATGATGGAGAGTCAAACCGAACTGCAAAACTAGAGCTTGATAATGTTTCATTAGAAGTAATAGATGAATTCAGAACTGTTACCGATACGATGGAAGTTACTATTGAGGCAGTTCTTGGAAGTGATCCAGATATTGTAGAGATTGAAATAGGCCAATTAATCATTTCTAATATTAATTATAACGCCAATAGTATTGTAGCAGACTTACTATTCGATGATTTTTTAAGGACAAAGTTAACAAGTGAAGACTACACCCCTTTTATATACCCAGGACTGTTTTCGTGATTTCATAGGATTACCGTATGTTGAATACGATTGTTATGAAATTATTAAACTATTCTATGCCAAAGTTCTAGATAAGGACTTGCGCCAAATATATACAGCAAGACCTAACGAAGAATTGACAGCAAAAATGGTAGACGAAGAAAAAAGTAGCTTTATAGAGGTTCAATCTCCCATCTTTGGGGATATAATATTATTTAATGTATTTGGTGTGCCATGTCATGTTGGGATGTATGTTGATGAAAAAACATTCTTTCATACAAGAAAAAATACCAATTGTTGTTTAGAGAAAATAGCTAACTGGAAAAAAAGAATAGTAGGATATTACAGATGCCCATAGCCAGAGTTAGAATTAATCCACTTACACAGAAAGAATACGAGTTGTTCTATGAGGAAGGCGACACTCTAAAGGAAATTCTCGATCAGATTTACGTTAACCAAAAAATGCGTAGAGGAACCGAGTTCGATGAATATTTTACTATCAGGGTAGATGGTTATGAAATAAAAAGAGAATTCTGGAATTACACAAAACCTAAACATGGAGTAATTGTTTTAATTGCTCTTGTTTCAGGAAGTGGTTCTTTTGGTGCAGCAATTAGACAGATTATTGTAACTGTTGCACCTTATGTTGGTGCAGCTTTAATCCCTTATGTTGGTGCAGCACTTGGTTTAGTTTATGGACCCAAGATTGCTAATAAACTAATTCCACCTTTATCTCCATCATTGGCCTTTGGTAACTTCCAAGACAATTCAAATCTTGATGTATCTCAAACCTTCGCAATTACAGCGCAGTCAAATAATCTTAAAAAGTTTGGCCCAGTACCTAGAGTGTATGGGAGGCATAGAATGTTTCCTGTTGTTGCTGCCAACCCATATACACAAATTGAAGCCGATCAGTTGACAGGTAAAATGGTTCAATATTTCTATGCTATCTATGACTTTGGTTTTGGCCCACATGTTATTGAAGATATTAAAATCGGTGGAACCCTTATAACTGACTTTAATGATTTCCAAATCAATCTAGTAGACCTTAATAAACCTGCAGTAAGTGAAGGTGTTTGGGATGATGAACTAATAGATGAATTCCAGTTTTATAAAGGCGATGTTACTCAAGAAGGTTTAAGTATTGCCTTAAATGATAATGAAGATGGCGGTGGACCTGTCGCTAATTACCAAGCCGTCAGAAACGCAGCATCAAACAACTTTGGTAATAGTCAGGAAATTATTGCAACCTTTATTTTCCCACAAGGTTTAACTGGAATTAATACTGCAGGAACAAAAGTATATAGAACCGTAGAGATGCGATTAGAGTTTGCAGAAGTCGGGACAAACGACTGGCATACTTTTGATGATTTTAATTTTGTAGACGATTTTCAAGAGCCACAAAACGAGTTTGGTTTTATATATATGCCAAACGACTCTTGGGATGATTCTCTCGCCGACTCAATAGGATTAACTCAAACATTATTTTATCACCCATGGTCGAATACTAAGAGCGCACCTGATGTTTTTATGGGTTATTCATTAGATATTAATGGCAATCAGATAAGAAATGAAGACTACGTTTTTGAAATAGAATATTATGGAATAGTTAAAGATCAAACTACAAGATTACCTTTGGAACAATTATTTGCTGTAGGTTCTATTGTAGAAATTGGTGGTCGAAATCTTGTGGTTACATCCACAGTTACAGTTAACCCTACTTATCACTGGCACAGTTTTTCTGTAGCAGAATTCACTCAACCGATGTTTTATAGAATAAAAAGGACCGACCAATCTGGACCTACTGTTTCTTATTACATGCCATCCTTTAATACTATGGATAGTTTATCTGGCGGTTCACAACTAACAGCAAAAACCTATGATGTTGGAGTCAATAGATATACTGGAACACAACAAAATCCTTTATTCGGAACTTTCAAATTCACTCCTAAAACAACAGCATCAATTAAAATAAGAATGACCAGAATAAGAACTTATGGTGGAGTATCTTTCCAAGTTTTTGACGATGTTACTTGGATAAGTCTTACTACTAGATTTGATACTGCACCCATCTTAACAACAGAAAGACACACTTTTATCGAACTTAGAATTAAAGCAACCGATCAAATTAACGGAACGGTACAAAACTTATCTGCAGTAGCCACTAGTGTATTGGAAGCTTGGGATGGCGCTGCGTGGATTAAGGAACCAACACAGAACCCTGCATGGATTTACAGTGATCTTATTACAGGGAGAGTTAATAAGAAAAGAATAGATAAATCAAAACTAGATACTGACTCAATAAAAGCATGGGCAGATTATTGTGATGAAATTCCAGTCACACCACCTAACTTATCTTTTTATAGTCAATCAAGATTTAAATGTAATTACATACTTGATTATAATATTGTTTTATCTGATGCTATTATTCAGGTAACTAGCATGGCCCAAGCTGGCCTTACATTGGTTGATGGAAAATATGGTGTATTAATCGACAGGGCCGTAACCACTCCAGTACAAATATTCACACCACGGAATTCTAGCAGATTTGCATCTAATAGGTCTTATGCAGAAGCGCCTCATGGATTTAAAGTAAAATATATTGATGAAGGTGCAGAGTGGAGTATAAGAGAACGCATAACTTATGATGATGGATTCGACAGCACCACGGCCACAACCTTTGAAGAACTAGAAACTTTTGGAATAACAAATGAGGAGCAAGCATTTAGATATGGTCGATTTATGTTTGCACAAGGAAGACTAAGACAAGAAGTAATTTCATTAACAGTAGACTTTGAACATCTAGTTTGTACTAGAGGAGATTATGTATTAATCACTCAGGACGCAATGAAGGTTGGCGGTCATCCTGCCAGAGTTAAAGCGGTATCTGGAATAGAAATAACTATTGATGCACCTTTTACAGTAGTCCCTGCAACATCATATGGTTACACATATAGAAATAGCTCAGAAGTTCACACGAGTACAATGACTATTACTAGCTCAACTACAGCGGACCTTGATGGAAGTATCCCAAACGTGGGCGACTTAATAGTTTGGGGTGAAGTCGATCAGATAACTTTTGAATGTATTGTAAAAGCAATTAGTCCTAACGCTGATTTATCCGCCACTATTACCTTTGTTGAAAAAGACAACGCAATATATCTAGCAGAATCAACAGAATTTATTCCACTATATAGTCCACAAATATCTACAGTACAAGACTCTGATCTTAGTCCGCCTGATGAAGTAATAAATCTCACAGTAGTAGATAATTCTTTTGATTGTAATGGTGGTGCTTATGAGTATTTCATAGACCTTTCTTGGGATGCTCCTGCCGGAACAATATATGAAGTGTTTGAAATATATGCAAATTTTGGACAAGGCTATGGGTTACATGACTTCTCTTCTGACCCAACATATAGATATATAGTAGACACAGATAATTTAGGAATTAACCACGACTTTAAAATACTTGCTGTATCGGCCACTGGTTCTAAAATAGAATTAGGTGGAGTAGGTTTCGTTTCTGCCACTCCACTTTCTAAAACAGCACCACCTTCTAATGTAGAAGATTTATTTATTAATATCACAAACGAGACTTTACAATTAGATTGGCCACTTGTTGCAGATTGCGACATTGATTATTATCAGATTAGATTCTCCCCATCTTTAACTGCCACATGGGAGCAAACCACAAACCTTTTGGAAGTTGCCGCAACAACTAGTTCGACTGTAGCACAAGCGAGAGTAGGTTCTTATCATATCAAAGCATTTGATTGGAATGGTAATGAGTCAATAGGTTCAGCACTCGCTATAACCTCAGTTCCTTTCTTGTTTAACTTAAATGTAATTGACGAGACCGCTGATTTTCCCACTCTTCCAGGAACTTTCGATAGAACAGTTGACTTTGGAAGTACAGTAATACTTGCTGATTTAGTTTCAGGAGTTCCAGGAGTTCAACAGTACCAACCTATTGGAGAGTATTTATATTCTGAATTTCTAGACCTCGGAGAAATTTATACAGTAAGACTACAAGCATTAATTACTGCAGAGGGTTATAGCACTTTTGATTTAATGTCTTTCTGGAACCCTTTATCTGCAGTACCTCTCATGTCTCAGGCCACAGTAGGAGATTGGGATGTTGAAACATGGTATAGAGGCCGTGACGATCCCTTTTCTATTTCAACTTGGTCAGACATGGTTTCTATTGATCCCATTTCTGAAGGCGACCCTGATGATTGGATACCGTGGACGAAGTTTACAGTCGGAGATTTCACAGCTAGAATTTTCCAATTCAAGCTAGTGCTGATTTCCAACCTTGGTAGTGTTACTCCTAGAGTTTTTGATGCTATAATCAGGAGTGATATGCCAGACAGATCGGAAGCTTATAATAACATTATTGTCCCGAATACCGGATCAACAATAACTTATACTCCGAACTTTGCAGGGCCAGGAACTACGCCAAATATTCAGGTAACACAAGATGATGCAAGCCAAGGTGATTATTATGAAATTACAAATAAAACCCTTGCAGGATTTGATATTATTTTTAAAGATAAAAACGACATAGCAGTACAAAGACAAACTGACATCCATGTGAAAGGATACGGTAGAAAAGCTGCAACAACAATTTAGAGGTAACAAATGGCAGGTACAATTTTTCCAGACATTGATCCGAACATAACATCAGGTACTCAACTTGCTACAATCTTAAATGATTTTAAAGATGGTGTTGCCTCAACTTTCGCCACAGCAGGCGGAACACGACCGACTAATTTAGCATCAGGCGGTTTGTGGATCGATATGCAAAACGACCCTATTTGGGATTTCCGTATCTATGATGGGACTGATGATATTACCATTCTTTCAATTAATACTACTACAAACGGAATTAGCATTGGCGCTGCCGCAGATGCTTTAACTATTTCAAAAGTTACAGATGATACTCTGGGCGCGATATTAGAATTATTCAAAGCAAGATTAACAGGCGACCAAACATTAGATGGCGACACAATTGGTGAAGTCAACTTTACTGGTTACACCGATTTAGCAGTCAAAGAAATCCAAGCACAAATTAAAGTAGTAACGACAGATGATGTTACAGCAGGTGCGCATGGTTCTTATATGACTATCTCTACTACAAGCGATGCAAGTTCAGCATTAGTAGAAAGAATTAGAATTTCTAATTCAGGGAAAATTGGAATAGGCGCAACAGTTCCAGATGATGCACTTCACGTTAGAGGAACTGCCGCCACTGGAAACATTAAAAATGAAAACTTCGAAGATTCAACTACTGGTTCTTTATTAATCAAAAAGAAACGTAGAGCTACAGGTGTTGGCCAAGTATTATCTGCCGATAATGTCTCCACTGATAGATCAGTCTCTACCGACGAAGCAGGCGCAGAAGTAATTGTTGCTGAAACAAAAGTAACTGCTACTGAAAATTCAGTCTCTACTCAACATGGTGCTAAATATACTATTGCAGTAGTGAGAGATACTGAAACAGCATTGACAGAAGAATTAGAAATATCCAATGGAACCACAACAATCAAATCCACAGTTACCTCAACCACTAAAGACACTGGAGCATTAGTTGTAGAAGGCGGTGTAGGTATTGAAGAAAATCTACATGTTGGTGGAAACTTCACAGTTGATGGAACCACTACAACTTTAAATACAGCAACACTTGATGTTGAAGATTCTAATATCACAATTAGTAAAGGTGGAACCGAAGCCGCTGCCGATGATACCGCAGGTATCACGGTAGAAATGTCTGACGCTACCGATGCTTCAATCCTTTTCGATAAAGATGCCGCGACTAAATTTAGAATTGGTGAAGTCGGATCAGAGATTGGAATAGTAGATGAATCAACAGCGCAAGATGTTTCTAATAAAGCAATTATCACACCTTCAAGGTTAGACGCAAAACAAGGTACTCATGCTGCGCTAGTAACATATGCAGGATCAGCCGCTAACGGTCAGTTCTGTTTTGCTACAGATCAAAAAGTTATGTATCAAGTTGTAGATAATGCACTAGTATCTGTTGGTTCAGGTGGTGGTGGTCTTGATGTATTTTATGCAGAAGATTTCGAAGTATTAAACGCTGCCGATTTCACCACAGGACAAAATGCAACATTTGATAATGGTGGAACCATTGGAGGCGCATTAGCTGACGAAACTGGAAGTCCAATTTCAGGTGATGCTTCAGTCAAGTATACAACTCATGCTACAGCAACGAATTCGAATGACGACTTTTTCTATCTTCCGGCACATACGTTAGACGATAAACAAAAAGGAAACGATGTAGGAATAAACGCTTATTATACTTGGGATGGATCGGACGATCTTATCGAAGTAGTAATCTTTGACGATACAAATAATGTGGTATTAAGTTCATCACTTGATTTAATCAAAACACAGTCAAATGCAACGAGATATTCAACATCAGTATTTATTCCACTCACATGTAATGCAATCAAGATTGGTTTTCATCACACTGGAGTTTCAGAGAGTTCAAAGGTTTTAACTTTTGATGACATAGAATTATCAACCGACCCTTTTGTTTATAAAAATATAACCAACCTTACGGAGTGGGAATTATACACTCCTACTTATACAGGATTCGGGACAGTAACAGTGTCGAATATGTATCATCGGAGAGTAGGAGACAGTGTACAAATCCGTGGTGTTTTTACTTGCGCGACAAGCACAGCAGTAGAACCACAGATAACTCTTCCTTCAGGATTAACTTCTGTCTCTACGATAAGCGTCTTAGAAGCTGCAGGTGTCGGGTACAATGAAAGAATTAATAATATATATTCCATACTAACTGAACCGTCTAAAAACTACTTCACTGTAGGTAGAAATGATGCGGCCCCTTTAACTAAAAGATTAGGAAGTAGTATCTTGATAAGTGGCGATGACCTTTCCTTTAATGCGTTAATACCTATAGAGGGATGGACGGCCACAACAGAACATGTAATCACTCCTGCTAAAGCCAATTCGAATAGTTTTTCTGCAAGAATAGACAATAACGGAACAGCCACTATTTTAAGTCAGGGTGGTAAAAACGAATTAAATGAAAATGCCATCTTCTCTGTATTCGCCGAGGTTAGTAATAGGGTGACTATAGTATTTAACACTGGTTTCTTTACAGAAACCCCCGCTATAGTAGTTACATCTAGCGAGGATACTAGGTTTGGATCAGTCACATTAGAGTCAGCTACAGGATGTACTATCTTAATGGAAAATGCAGGTGGAGCTTCTGTAGATTCTGATTTTGATATTGTATTACATAGGCAAGGTAATGATATAAAAGATGCTACACTACTAGCTGCAGTTCCAATACAAAAAGTCGCTTACATAAAAGATGTGAAAGCAACCACTGTAGATGGTGGAACATTTACATTAGGCGCGTGGAGGACGAGAGACTTAAATACTTTAGAAGGTGATACTTCTTTCTTGTCTCTAAATGCAAATCAAATCTCTCTAGGTGCAGGACTATATATAATTGAGGCTAGTGCCCCTTCTTTGCAAGCTGGCCTTAGTCAGATAAAATTGAGAAATATTACAACATCCACAAACCCTATCATTGGTGCCTCTATGATTTCAGCCTTATCGGGCACAATGAATACAGCAGTACATTTATTAAAAGGTGTTGTAGAAATAACATCGAACAATATTTTTGAAATACAACACTATGGCACCAATACTCATAGTACATTTGGGTTTGGTGAGGCTAGTGACACAGGCGAGGATGAAATATATACACAAGTTAAAATAACTAAACTGAGGTAATAATGACTTTAGCAGAAATCAATGCGCTTAAGAAATCAGACTATACTGAGAAACTTAAAGATAGGTTATGGCACAAAGAAGACCCTATTCCAGAAGAACGTCCTGAATACACAGCGGCCCAAACTTTAGCAGAATTTAAATTATTTAAAGACGAACTAATCGCTATTGAAACAGAAAGACTAAGAAAGAAAGATTTAAAAGATCGTTTTGATGCTCTAATAGACCAACGTGCAGCACTAGCAGAAAATGGTGTCAGTAACCCTGCATTATGGATTAAAGGATTGGTTGACAGGGATCACACTGAAGCTGAAGCTGAAATGGTAACAATGGAGAGTAAAGATTTAGAAATCGAAAACTCAACCGAAACTAAAACCAGAAGATTTATTAAAGATCGTAATAATGAATATAATAAGTCAGGCGCAACGCGTGATCTAATTATGGAAGCCCTTTGGGAAAAAGTAGTAGAAGGTAAACCAGAAAAAGCTGATGCGTTACAAATTGTTAGAGAAGCTGTAAAAATAAAAGTTCCTAAACCTAGTTAGGATATAAAGTGGAGGGCATAATGCCAGAAGAAAAAAGCGCAAAGAAAATTGTATTAGAAGAACTTAAAGTAGAAGGAATTGATCTAGCAGAAGACATGGTGGCCGGTGCCGTTAAAGCAATTTTTCGTGCAGTACCAAAGCTTCTGCCTGCAGCATTAGCACCAATTGTGGCAGGAGTATTACTTGCCGCTGAACCTGCAGTTTTAGCACTAGTCGATAAGATTGATGGTGAAGATGATCCAGGAAGATAATGACACATGATGATTATGTTGAAATCCTAATAGACACATTTGTTTCTCAGGCAACAAAATCATTAATACTAGTTATCACAACAAAATTACCATTTTTAGTTTGGGGTCCATTTGGGCCCCTTTTATCTTTTGTAGTTACTAAAATGTTAACAGTGGTAGCGAGACAAACTGAATTAATAACCTACTTTTATTACACTGATTTTAGAGTGGCCAGACAAGGTAAAGCATTTAATCAGGCGGCAATACAAAACTATGAGGCACGAAATGGAACTGACGCTGAAAAGAAACTTGCAGAGGATAATCTTATCAACAGCTTTCGCAATCTTGTTAAGCTTACTAATTAGCTGCGGCACAACACCACCAGATATTCCATTATGCACAGAGATAACACCGGATCGCGGCTATTGTATTAATACGATTTCATCTACAGAGTTCGAAGTAAATGACACTGAATTATTAAACGGAAAAACATGGTGGGAGAGTCGGCCACTTATGATTTATATGCCCACATCATCATGGGTAGAATTAAAGAAGTTTATAATCAAGATTTGTAAGAAAACAAAACGATGCGATAAATCTATCTCTAGTTGGAACCGCACCGTAGGAATTATAGATAAAAAGATTGCTAATTAATTATTTATCAAAAAGAAATCTACCTTTAGTAGACCGAACTTCTAATTTAAAATTACGAGTTTTTTGGACTTTCATTTTCTTCATGGCCCAAGTCTTCAATTGTTTACCACTTGAAAAATTAACATTCTGTAGATTTTGTTGCTCAATCCCATATACAAAAACATCTTTTTCTTCAATTCTTCTATCGTGATCTAAGTAATAAACCCGAATTGATGAAACTTTCATTTTTTTGGTCTTCTTAGCCGCTTTCTTAACGACTTTTTTCTTAACAGCCATGTGTTGCCCTTAGTTGAAGTGAACCTGTAATTTACTTGGATTAATTTATTTAGTCAAGTTCCCTTGCCAAGTTGCACAAGGATTGCCTCTCTACCCATTTGCTCTAATAATATATCTCTATACCCGACATGTATTTTTTCACTTCTAATTCTCACCCATCGGTTATCCAGGACGCGATAGAACCAGAAAAGAATACTTCCTTTTCCAATATCATTTTCAATATATCCAATACGTGCCATCATTTATACTTCATTGTGTTGATAGACTGGCAAAGAAACTCACCTAAAAGATCAATAAAGTTTTCATCTGCGCATAGATCATCTCTCCGACAAGCCGCCATCAAAGCATGGCCCCATTCGTGGCAAAATGTTTGATCGATAGCTTCTTTTACTATGGCATGACCGTTTAGGTGAGTTTGAACCATTATATGATTCGAGTATGGAAGCCAGATACCTAGCGCACCATCAATCTCTATACTAGGTTTACAGGAAACCTTATATGTTTGACCGCCTAATTTGAATTCTTTTGGAACTTTCATAATTACCTCCACTATATTTTACATTATGTTTAACGCGTCAAACAACAGAGTGATTTCCTTTTCTTCTTACATCGATGTACAATTTTGATATGCAGTTCCACGATTTAGGAGAGTTAGCACAAGCGGAATTCCTTTGTGATGCGTTAAAAAGGGGTTTAATTGTTTCTGAACCATTCGGAGACAACGCAAAGTATGACTTCATTGTGGATAATGGAAAGAAGCTTTTAAGAATCCAAGTAAAATCAACATCATGTTATTTAGAAAAGAAAGACTGCTATCAACTACAGACATCTAGAGGCGCATCAAAAAAAGAATTGTACAACCACCATGAAATAGACTTTTTCGCCTGCTATATAATACCCACGAGTGTTTGGTATCTAATTCCTGTATATTCTGTCACGACTCCTATGATCCGCGTCTACGACAAATCTGAGACATCAAAATTTAGCACCTTTAAAGAGAATTGGAATTTACTTCTAAGTTGAAAAAAGGGCCAGACAATGAAACATGGGAGGAGTCCGACCCTTAATGGGCGTGGATGAATCGCTTAGAAAAATTATATCTAATAAAATATAAGATTAAAATGTAATAATAGGTGAGAAGAAACCTTCCCTATTGTTCATAATTCTATGTACAATTTTAAGGGAAGGTCACGTGTATGCACTTATGGAAGAGTGCGGCCTTTCTTCTTGAAAGACCTACAAACTTGGTAAGACTTTAACTTCAATAAACATTTTATGTGGCATTGATAAGCAACCACCAATATCATTTCTTCTATCTGGTGAAGCATCAGCATGTTCAATCATTCGATCACTCTTAACACCAGACTTACCATAATGGATTAACCATTTAGCATAAGCAAGTTCTTGCGCAGGAGTTAGCATTTCAAACCAACCACTATGGACATAGCCCATACTGTTGGTTACATAACGCATCTTATCTTTTTCAACCACTTTACCAAATGATGTTTTCAAAACCCATCCATCAGGTATTCCACGCTTGGACCAATATTTAGACTTGCCGTTTCTCCATATTTTCAACATGCCACCACAGGCCATCTCAACACCACGACTATAACGGTTAAAGTTACGTAAACCTTTCCACTCGGATTTACCAACATGAGGTCCGGTTTCATCGCCTTCACCTTGTTGAAATATATTTCCATGAGAATCAATAAAGTCAGTAAAATAACCTAATCGAATAAACCTAGTAAAGAAGTCTACTGGTTTTTGTTTCTGCCAACCTGCAGTAATATGACCGACAGTTAAACTTTTTGGATTACCAGGACTCCAAATATAATCACCTTTTAAAATAGGTAGATCATTTAGGAATACGGCATCAGGGTGAAAATAATTAAAAGGAACATCAGTTCTAGTAGGCGGTTCATAATCACTCTCATAATTAGCTCCATCATACTCATAACGAGTTGGTTCTTTAGGTTTAGGATTTACTAATTTCTTAATCTTAACCCATAGTCTCCTAAAAAATCTCATTTGACGGCCTTTAATAGTTTTTCTGTATAATCCAAAACCATGGACCCTACAAAATCTCCTACAGTTGTGTCTGTTTTCTTAGCTAATTTTTTGATCTTCTTAATAGGAACACTACACTTACCTCTCTCAACATTTGAGATAAATTGTCCGTTATCATACCCAAGCGATTTGGATAATTGGTCTTGGGTTAAACCCTTTTGTTCTCTAGCTTCTTTTACTGCTTTTGCAATGTTGTCAAAACTCATTATGTCTCCATTTTTTTGTTAAGTAGCATTGTTCCCATCCATTTAGTAGTAACCATTCTAAGTAACGATTATATTTTTCTGCCATTAGTCTTATTTTTAACCTTTCTTTTTCTTGGTGATGAGGCCCACATAAAACCATTAAATTCCATGATTTATTTGCTTGTGGGTTCTTTCCCCCCATGCCAATACACTTAACATGATCTGCGGTAGTCTCTTCACTTTCGCAAATCACGCAAGGCAATCCTTGGTATTCTTTCATTAGTTTTTTGTCGTAACTCATTTTGCCCACTGGAGAGTAAACTAAATACTACAGGTTAGAAAGCGAGAAGTTAAATAATTTACACTTATTGATTTACAATTACGCGCTATGTACAATAAAAGTATGAGAAAAGTGGTATATATCTTGACATTTTTACTTGTATACTACAGCGACATAGACTACGAGCTTGAAGTTTTCACTTATGATGGCCAGGACTTTGAGATAGAGGTCACATGTGCGGAGGGATATGCCGATTGCAAAGGCAAACCATTAACACCGCCAAAACCATTAAAAGAAACGAGAGAGCTTGGTTCATATCTATTAAACAGCCACATGTTTCCTTTTTACGAATTTTGATTTCTCATGAATCGGCCCCATAAGGTAGGCAAAAGAATCTTCGAGAGCATCAGAAAGACTATCGTTTAAATCATAACCAGAATAAAAAAGATAAAAAATAAAATCTAAATTAATCGCAATAACATAGAAAAAAGAATACACAATAGCTGATAAAAACAATAATAATCTACACAAAAACCTAACTAACATAACAACCCCATTTTATTTTAATACACCTGATCTAAATTGTTCCGGTGTTTGCTCTTTATATATAATCCGTTCTCTTTTTTTATCTCTAATAAATTTAGTTTTAACCCCGTATCCTGTCCAGAAGTAACTAATATTTAATCCACAAATACATCTGGTAAATTGCTCAATAGGTCTATTCCAACAAGTATTATATATGCACCCGAAAAGTTTAATCTCTTTTAAGCATCGACAAGTAACTGTTGCCACTAAATCATGGCCACCACCTATTCTTTTAAATTTAACCATTAATTTCTCACTATCTTATTGCCATTGACCCATATTTCTTTGAAAAATAAACTCTTTTTTAAGTTATCATACTCAGCACTATCAACCCTCACCATGCTGCATACACCATCCTGGCCTTCAAAAAATGTAACCTTTTCTTCTTTCTTTTCGATTGTAACAAAACCCATTTGACAAAAACTCAAACTTCCAAAACTATTACTAGTGAGTGTAGGCGAATATATTACACTCTCGGTGAATTCTGGCCCCAAAATGGAAACAAAATATCTCTCGACATTCCCATCCTTATTGCCACCATCATAGCGATTACTGATAAGTATTTTATCTCCTGACTTTAACTTCTCTAATTCTTTTCTTGTCGCCATTTAATATATCCTTTGTACATTTATTAAGTCGTGCCCTGACTTTATCCATAGTTGTTTTTGGTTGATTGAAAAATGTACACATAGTTACCTTCTCTTTTTCTGTCACAGACATAGAAGAGAAATTAATCGTATGTACAATACCCATTATTGCTAGTCCGGTTAACATTATCTCACCACACAAGTATATTTTTTAAATAATTTAGTAGATTCGCCTTTGGGAGTTTGGAAAGTGTCCATCATGTAGACAATAAAAAGCAACGATGTGGAACATAAAACCATCCCTACATTATTATCTTTGAGTGCTATAATAGTTCCGGCAATCCCGATTAATAAAAATATTACTGTCACTGTCCCCATGATCCCCCCGATTATTTATATTGATTTTCCAAACGATAGGATATAATAAATAATAAGTAAATAAAAAACTTCAAGTGGGTAAACTATGGATAATTATGGACAACTGGACGTATTAAAATCTAAAACATTGAAAGACTGCACAGGAAATAAGCTTTTAATCCAAAAGGTCCGAGAGGTTATCAAGGTCGAAACAGAAAAAATGTTAAATCTCTTTGGTAGGACAAATTTAAAAACAGTCGATACTTATACAGATGAATTAATGAAATTAAACTTCACGGCAACACAGGTAAGCGATGCGACAGCTCAATTAATTAAAACACACACAATGCTGCCAACAATATTAGAAATCAAAGCAGTATTAGGCGTTCAACCATTCAAGAAAAAGAGACCTAAATTTCACCAGGAACAAAACGAACGTGCCGCTAAAGATAAGGAAGAATACTTTAAATTGAGGGATACTTTTCTAGAAACATTCACTGAGGAAGATTTAAGAAAATGGAATATTTATTATTGTGTCCAAGTATTTGGTAAATCAATTCTATCTCTAGAGTTTTTAAAATGTTTTGAACAAATTTCTCTTAAGGATTTGCAGCGGTCTAATATGAATAAAGAAAAAGCAATCGAGATTGGTAAACGCGCTCTTATGGAAGTTTAACGCTATATACAAAACTAAATAAATATGTTATAATCCTTTTTTAAACTAAAGAGGATTATATATGAAAAGTAAGACATTAGACTTATTACTTATTAAAAACCCAAATAAAATTAAAGAGTGGTGGCATGAAGGCGAGGACGGTTATTGGTTGGCCTTGAAAACGGGATGGAATGATGGGAACTGTTGTCACTCCGTAAGTGGTATGACTGTTATAGAAATCCTTTCAAGATTTAAAGATGTAATCCCATGTGGAGATTCGTGCGAATGTGACTACTCAGAGGATATAAGAGTTAATAAGATTCTAAAATAATAAACATCATGGCCACAATAACAATAGTTAAAATTAAATCTGTTATCAATTGAATTGTTTTATTTTCCATTATTCAGTCTCAGGATTAAGTCTATTATATTTTTCCCTTCTCTTTTTCCAATTAGGTTTATTATTTCTGATCCATCGCTTAGGTCTAGGTTTCTTTTTCATATTTTAAGCCTACCATTCTCCATTTAAGAGCGAAATTAGACTTAATTGGTCTACAACCTGTAATCATTCAAATATAACAAAATGCGAAAAAACAAAATCGGATATAGCGAAGCTATCCCCTACCTACAGGCGATGCAGCATAAGTTTAATCTCGTGCCTAGAAAAGGAAGGTGATTGGTTAGGTTGACCCTTCTCTCAAACATAGGTGCTTAGACCTATGACAAACATTTAATTAAATTCGACCTATTTGGCCATTCTTCAACACTAGTGAAGCGCCCTCACGCCATTTGTATTGGTTTCCTTCCTAGAATACAGGAGCTAGTGTTTCAGGCGACCTTGCTCAAACGCCTTGGGTGTTTTTGACAGACTTGAACGCCTGTTATGAAAGTTATTGATATGCCCTTCCTCAATCTTGGACATCAATTTTAAAACCGTCAAACTGTTACGCGTCATGTAAGACTTACTAATAACTTACGCATTTAGTTTTCAATTATGTGAAAAAACGATATAACATATCATGCCCTTGCGTATACGCTGCCTACTAGGGTCTCAGGTGCCTAAAAATATCTGGGACTCTTTTCTTGACTAAATAAACAAATTAAACAATACTGAATTCATCAAGCATTTTAACGAGTGTGTTTCGGGTAACTGAAAAAATGTGTTAACACCCCTTTAGTTTAATTACTTCTGGGGTGTTTTAAATTAAGAGGGAAAAGTGGGAAAGTTTGAAGATTGGTATATAAGGCAAAAAGAAATATGTATCGAAGAAATAGGGGAAATGCCTGATTCATTTGATGGATTCCAAATGAATAATATGTGCGAAGCTGTTTGGAACCACCAACAGTAAAAAATAGACAATTTAATCAAAGATTTCAAAGGTGCCTCAACTTCAAGAGAAATGATACAGGCTGAGAAAATAGACACCCTGATTTCTACCTTGGAGTTTTATGGGGATGACTCTATGTGGACGGAATGTTGTCATAGCAGCAATGTTTATATAAGTGCTAGCCTTAAAGATATAGAAAGAGATTATTTTGGAGAGGAAATTCATTGTGGCGGAAAACTTGCCCGAGAAACCCTGAAACAAATTAAAGGAGAATAGGATGGATGATATACAAAGTAATTTACCAAAAGAACCAATTATTAATAGAGAGGCTGAAGCCTTGTTCGTAGCTATGATTAATGGTTACAATGAGAATAAGAAACTAGAATTTAAAATCTCTCTCCTAGAAAAAGTTATATTGGATTTAAGTACAACAATATTAGGGGTTAATATCATTCTAAATGGGGAAAATGGCTGGACAAATCATAGTATTATGAAAGTTATGCCTAAATTAGAATCTTCAATCCGACGAAACCACGAGATAATCAATAAAATAAAGGATGAGAAAAATGGATAACTTTCAAGAATATTGGATGAAGCATTTTGGTAAAGATATACAAGAAACATCAAATCTTGTAAACGCCTGTAGATATGTATTTAATGATGTCTCATCAATATATAACAAACGACTTATAGAAGCAGAAGAATTATTAACAGAAGCACAGGAGGAATTTGTTAGTATGCACGTTCCTATATGGAGAAAGATTAGGTTGTATTTTGAAAATCACGATATAACTGATCCACGGATAAATAAGAAATATAAGGAGTCTAAATAATGTGGATTCTAATACTACTAACAACCTATAATATAACAACATACCAATTCCAATCCGAAAACCACTGTGAATCAGAACGCCAGAGGATTGAACTGGAATATAATATTGAACGGAGTAGGTGTGTTTATTTGGGGGAATTATGAAGAAGGAAATTAAACGGTATATTAATTTATATGAAAATATAGGTTGCTCACAGGCTTATGTAACTAAAATGGATGCGATTAAGGCAACGGAAGGCAATTCTTACAATCTTATATCCACTATAGAACTAGTCGGTAGCTACGACGTACCCGAACCCACGATAGAAATAACAGAGAGTAGGTTAAGAGAAGCGGTGTATAAGGTTGGTGACTCTTATATAGATGGCAATAAGCACGTTTCGGAGGCGATAATCCAAGAACTCTTCGGCAAGGATTAACAACACCAATACTGTATAAGAACAACGTATTTAAATACAGGATACTGTATAGAGGAGAGGGGATGAGTAAGTGCGATAAATGCGACAGAACCATTAAAACAAGCTACGGAAAAGGTGCAGTCACTTGGAATAGTTACAATGCTAAGTGTGAACAAATCTCCCACCTAGAACAAGTCATATTGGATTTGAGTGAGGGGTTGGATGATGTTTTAAAAATAACAAATCTTTCACCGTTAATTGGGGAGGATATAGTAAAAACCCTCTCCAAGTACCAAGACATAATCAATAAGATTAAGGAGCAGGAATAATGAAACCAGAACAAGCCAATAAAATAATAGCGGAGTATATGGGTGTCGAACTAGAAAGCTTTTTGACAAACAATTGGAGATCATATTCAGAATCCCTCGATGCCTTGGTGCCAGTGTGGGAGAAATTAAAAGAGCAATACCAAATGGATTTAAGACAGCACTTTGGATACAAGAAAGGATATAAATACTACTTGAGGTTAACGGATAGGACGAAGGAGATAGGTTCTGGGGATAGGAATGGTATAGGCGAATATTGCTCCTTTAATATCAAAGAAGCCGCAGCAATAGCAACCGCCAAGGCTATAGAGGAGCAGGAATGAGCGAGACATTTGAAGAGTGGAAAGATAGACAGGGAGACAATTGCTGCCTCATAGAGGCTGCTTGGTTTGACCAACAATCTGAAATAGATACTTTACAGCACTGGAAGGATGAGAGTTTAAGAGAAATACCAAGAGTGCAAGAGCAAGCTGAGACTATAAAGAATTTAAAAAAAGAGTTTGAGCGTGAACATTATTTGGTACATAAACAAACTGAGACTATAAAGAAACTAAAATCAGTCATCTGGTCAGTCGAGCTAAGGGAAAAGAAACTGAAAGCCCAACTCAACTTGTTAACCCAATGCACTTGCGCCACAACTACTAAATCTTTTGGGAAATACGGTCGGTGTGATGGTTGTAATAATAAAGATTTCCAAACCCTTAAACAATCCTACTTAGAACTAGTAGATTGTTTAAAATCCCAAATTTATGATTATGATAAAAGAAAGTTAACTTATGGGTGGCATGATCTACAGATAAAAGAAGCCAGAGCCTTATTAGAAAAGCAATCAAAATTAACTATCGGAGGATGAATGAATAAAGAAGAAAGAAAGAAAATAATGTTCGAAATGAGGGACGCAGGTAGAACTTGGTTTTATATAGGCCGCGAATTTGGAGTTGGAAAAACATTGATGGAAACAGTCTCTTTAGAATACGATAACCGAAGGTCTCCCTTTATATTTCTGAAAGATGTAACAAAAAAAACCTTAGCTAAATTATCATCAACAGAAAGAGTATTCTTAGGAGTTATCACCAGAAGAAATAATAGACTTAATTTATATACTAAATGTGTATATTGTTTAGAAAACGAATTTGTCGGTTATGATATGTATAATAGAAATTCAATACATAAACCTTGTAGAAAATTACTGGACACTCATTCAAAATATATTAAAAAAACTAATGATTATTACGGCCAGGAACTATATACAAATTTAATTGGCAATTAAACTAATTGGAGAAGTTATGAAAAAAGTAGAACAATTAACATTAACTAGGGATGATATGGGTTTTGCCCTTAAGGATTTAGTTTGTGAATATGAATCACAAACGAGAGTTTTTGCGCAAAATAATGTTGAATCAGTAGTTGTTGAAATGGTAACAAGAGAAGCTGAATTTACATGTGGTGAAGTAGCCCAAGAAGTTTCTGAATTAATATTTAAAGTTAGACTAAAAGAAGAAAGTTTATTTCAGCCACATAATGGGACACTCCAGGAATTTGGTCTTGCTGCTTATAAATCATTAGTAAATAGTGAAATTAATAGTTGTGTAATTATGACACTCGAAAACCCTGACGCATAAAAAGGAAGTATATGGATTTTGTTAGTTTATTCGACGGTATGTCTTGTGGTCAAGAAGCTTTAGTGCAATTAGGTTATACCATCGATAGGTATAGAGCGAGTGAGATCGATAAATATGCAATGAAGGTGACAAAGAAGAATCACCCTAACACTGAATTTATTGGAAAGGTCCAGGACGTTAAAATAACTAACTCACCATTCTGCCTTTTTGCAGGAAGTCCATGCCAAGGATTCAGTTTTGCAGGCAAACAATTAAATTTTAATGATCCAAGGTCTTCACTCTTTTTTGAATTTATTAGAATTAAAGAAGAATGTAACCCTAAATGGTGGCTACTTGAAAACGTACCTATGAAAAAAGAGTTTAAAGATATTATTTCAAAATATTGTGGTGTTGAACCTATTAAAATTAACAGCGCATTAGTTTCTGCTCAAAATCGCAAGAGATGGTATTGGACCAACATTCCCAACATTACCCAACCTGAAGATAAAGAGATTTATTTAAAAGACGTTCTAGCGTGGTCTAAATCTGGCGGCAAAAATGCAGATGGATCAAAACGTAACGACCATAGAGTAAGAACAAATGGAAAAGCTAATACTTTACTAACAAGTGTTGGTGGTAACATTGGTAACAACGCTAATTGGTTGCCTAATACTGCAGATAAAATAGAAGACTTTTTACATACCCAAAAAGCAATAGATTACATGAATAGAACTGTAAAAGGTGGCAGAGACCACTGGGCCTTTAAGCATCATAGCGATTCTAATTGTTCAAAATCTGCCGCCTTAGTAGCAAACCTTTTTAAAGGTGTGCCATATAATGTTTTATTAGATGAAGATGTAATAAGAAAACTAACTCCTATAGAATGTGAACGACTCCAGACCTTACCTGACAATTATACCGAAGGTGTATCAAACACTCAGCGATATAAAATGATTGGAAATGGATGGACCGTGGATGTAATAGCTCACATTTTAAGTCATATACCGAAATGATTGAAATAAACATGACACCATTCCCAAAACCAAGACTAACTCATGGAGACCGTATTCCAGGACGGAAAGTAGCGGACACTTATTATAGAAAATCTAATGAGTTGTGGGTTTTGTGTAAAAACGCTAAATATATCCCGACTGAAACACTTAGTATTACTTTCGTGATACCTATACCAAAATCATATTCAAAAAAGGTTAAATTAAAAAAGGGAATATTACCAGGACAACCCCACAAACAAAGACCCGACCTTGATAACCTTATAAAAGCATTTAAAGATTCTTTATATAAGGAAGATTCGATAGTTTGGAAATATTGCGAAATGAAAAAGATTTGGGGACTAGAAGGTAAAATATTAATATATGAGGGTGAAAATGAGAAATGAAACAAGGAACGGTAATAAGGAATTAACTTGCCCACGCTGTAAAACAAAAAAGAAACTTAAACCATGTCACCCACAGAATAAAATAAAATGTTTTGTCTGTGACTACACTAATCAAATAAAAGTTTGGATTAAACTAAAAGGAAACCAATGAATATAGATTTAAATTACCTTAAAGTAATATTGCCAACCCAAAAGAAATGGGACATTACTGGTTGCGAACGGCCAGGATGGTCAGTAACACTATCAGAATGGTTAGATTTGGATATAGAAATCAACTTAAAACTTTGGGTAATTCTCCGAAGAGATTTCTTTTTGGAGAAACAACTACAACTTTTAGGTTGCTATTTTGTAATGTTATTACCTTTAGTTAA